TGAGCTTCCAGGCAATCTGACTGAAGGATTTCCAGACCGTAGAGGTTGGTGGGGTGATCTTTTAGATCCAGAAGTACCAGGTGATGAAATCGGTTCAAAACTCTGGTTATTGGAGAGATCCAAGACAGTGGATGAAGCGGTTTCTTTGGCTCAGACTTACATTTTAGAAGCACTCCAATGGATGATTGATGACGGTATAATTACTGATGTTGATATGGATGTGGAAGCGGAAAGACAAGGCACAGCGGGAAATGACATTTTAGCTATTAAAATTGGGATCAAGAAAAGCGATGGAACAGACCTGGCTTTGAACTTTGAAACCATCTGGAATGGAGTAACGAACTAATGGCTTTTATAAGACCTACTTTAACTCAATTACATGATCGGATTTCTTCAGACATCACAACCAGAATTACTGGTGCGGATGCTTTACTGAGGAGATCCGTTTTGAAGGTTCTGGCAAAAGTTTTCGCTGGTGCGGTTCATCTCCTTTACGGATTTTTAGAATATCAATCTAGGCAGCTTTTCGCCTCAACAGCGGATGGTGATGGATTAGCTCAAATTGGAAATGAGTTTGGAGTGACACAAAAAGCGGCTGTTGTATCAACAGGAAACGCAGCGGTCACAGGGACAAACGGAACAGTTATTCCAGCCGCAACTGAATTGGTAGCTACAGATGGGCAAACGTACACAGTAGACGCAAATGTCACAATAGCACTCGGAGTAGGGACCGTAGCTTTAACTGCCGCTATAGGAGGATTAGACGGTAATCAAGACGCATCCGCAGTCTTATCCTTTGTCTCTCCTATTTTGAATATTGGATCAACAGCTACAGTGGACGCAGATGGATTAGCTGACGGTTTAGATGAGGAGACAGTCGAGGATTGGAGAGATAGGATCTTGCGTAGAAAACGACTTCCTCCACATGGAGGAACGAACTTTGATTATATAGCGTGGGCCTTGGAAGTTTCGGGAGTGACTCGGGCATGGGCTGTTAGTTTATACCAGGGACCAGGAACAGTCGGTGTGGCGTTTGTTCGGGATGATGACGCTGGAGGTATAATTCCCACTGAGGCAGAGCGTGACGCTGTGTACAACTATTTATTGACTCATACTGATCCAGCTTCAGGAGAACAAGTTGGTGCTCCAGTGACCGCTACCCCTGGATTATTTGTGATTGAGCTATCAGCAAAAGCTATCGATTTTACAATTAAATTAGACCCAAACACATCAGCGGTTCAAGCAGCGGCTGAAGCTCAAATTGCGTCTGTTCTAAAATCAGATGGTGGACCTGGAAAAACAGTTTATTTGTCTCGAATAACGGAAGGGATTTCTAATGCTTTTAACGAGAATAGAAATCAAATAACTCTTCCAGCGGATGACCAAGCGGCAGCAACTAATGAAGTCCATACAGTTGGAACTATTACTTGGCAGGATTATTAATGGCTTTTATCCAAAGTTTATCAGGATGGACAGCAGCGGATTATACTCGATTTCTGAAATCGTTTCTTCCTAGAGGAGCGGCATGGAACATTAATCCTGATTCCATACTTGGTGAATTCATGCAAGCTTTGGCTGATGAGCTTGCGAGAATTGACGCAAGATCCTATGTTTTAAGAGATGAGTCAGACCCAAGATTAGCTAGTGAATTACTGTTAGATCATGAACGTGATTTGGGCCTTCCAAACGAGTGTACGGAAGAGGGAACAACGATCCAAGAAAGGCGGGCAGCGGCATACACTCAAATGATTTCTTTGGGAAAGCAAACCAAGGAGTATTTTCAAGATATCGCTGAAGCTTTTGGCTATACGATCACCATTACTGAGTACACCCCATTTTGGACTAATATTGGTGTGTCTGGAGAATCAATTGGAGATCAAGAAAATTTATTTTATTGGACTGTGAATATTGACGCTTCTGTTGAGCCTGTTCTGTTTTTATCTGGAGCAAGTGAATCAGGAGATTCACTTCAAAAGTTAGCTGGATATGACGCAATTGGTTGTTTAATTCAAAGGTTCAAACCAGCTCATACAATAGTTGATTCTGTTGTAGTTGGACCTCCATTTTCTATTGAGTTTGATACTAGTTTTGATTCCATTCCAAGTGACGGTTTAACTAGTTTCAGTGGAGCGTTTTTAGGTTATGCTTTTTCAAGTGCTTTTGATGTTTTAATTGGTGGCGCATTCTCCAAGGATGCGTTTGATAGTAATTTTGTAATCCCATTGTAGGAGACAATAATGGCAGATACACAAAGGACCAGAGCAGCGTTATTGACTCTGATGGCAGACAACGTAACAGGTCAAATCAGTGCTCAAGATTTCCGTGATTTTATGGTGACGGTGATGGAGGCTGAATTTGTTAATCCAGGTGACTTTTGGAAAGAGCCGCACGCTGACGATATGACAGCGGAAAGAACAATTCGAGGTTGGATTGATTATTCGCAGATTGTACGCTCAGATGTAAGTTTTGGAAATCCGGTAATGCGAACAGCGAGTGGTGAATGGATTAACGCAGACATCACAGGAAGTACAGCACAAAATCTTAATCCAGCGATGGGCCTTGCTGGAGCTTCTTATTTGAGTGATGTTTCAACAGCGCAAATCTTGAGAAAAGGATTGATTAAAAACTCCAATTTCTCAGTAACATTCACAGGCAATATTGGTCATCGAGTTTATTTAGCATCTGGAAGTCCTGGGAGTATTACAGTTACAATTCCAACAAGTAATATTCAGGTACTTGGAGTTATTGAGCATCTTTCTAGTCCGGCTGCAGACACAGCAACAGATGTTTGGCGATTTGATCCATCTTGGGCCGTAACTGTTGGTTAATCCTTGTACCTTTTCGGTACAGACTTTAAGGAGTAAAAAATGCACAAAACTGAAGGAGCAAATAATACCTCCAATGCTTTTACAAATGGTCCTCCAGGGACTACGCTTGAAAAGAATTGGTTGAATGCTGTTCAAGATGAAATTGCGTATATGATAACACAAGCTGGCTTGACTTTGAAGACAGCGGCAACGGAAAATGGACAGCAATTAAAAGAGGCCACAGATGCTTTGTATGCTCCAAGAAAGGAAAATTCTCACCATCAAGAATATGCTGGTTATGGTGGTGGTGTTGAAACCAGCATTCCTTATTTTACTAACATAATAACAGCTAATACAGGGGCATTATACACCATTACCAATAATAACACTCTTGGTTGGGTTTGCGAATTTTTGGTGGCTTGTGAAGCTTCATTTTCACTTTCTCTCGCTCTTAATAATTCTGTCGATGTCGCTATATCTGTCAACTCTTCCGCACAAAATGTTGCTCCAACAGCCAACCCTACTGAGATGTGGGCTTTTGGAACTACTCATGCGGTTAATCAACAATTAAATCTAAGCCTTACTTCTGTTTTTGCGGTAGGTGATAAAGTGCGTCCTTTTACTACTGGTGTCGCTGGAGCGGTTGCCGCTCGTTGGCATATGTTAGTTTCAGCAACGGAAATACTATAATGAACCGTCAACGATTGAAGGAGAGATTAATCAGCGATGAAGGGTGTGAGTTAAAGCCCTACCCCGACAAGTACAATAATTGGACCGTAGGCGTTGGAAGGCTCATGTCCAGGGGTATAAGCCAAGAGGAGGCTTTCTTTCTCTTAGCGGGTGATATAGAACTATGCGAAGCCCAATTGAGAGATAACTTTGTTTGGTTTGAGAACCTGGATGACGTTCGGCAAGAAGTTTTGCTCAATATGTGCTTTCAACTCGGGATTGGAGGCTTGAAGAAATTCAGGAAGTTTTTGAAAGCTCTGGAGGAAAGGAGATTTGCCGTTGCCAAGGAGGAGATGTTGGATTCCAAATGGGCGAAAAAAGATTCACCTGGGCGAGCAAATGAACTTTCTGATGCCATGTTAGTAGGGAGGTGGTTGTAATGGAATGGAGATCGATTATCGAGGTTATATTTATTGCTTTTATGATTATTTTGGGTGATCGGTTTTGGGTGATCCGTCAAGTCGTAGAAGTGTTGATTAAGGCAGTCGAGAATAATCATATTGAAACTCAAAACGCAGATCTGAAATTGATGATTCGCAATTACGCAATTGGCAAAAAAGTCCTTGATCCATTGAATCAAATACTCATCAATATGGAGTTAAGAGATCCGCAAAAAGAAGAGAGTTAATTCATGGAATACTTCTTGGAGATGTTCGACAAATACGGATACCCAATCATCACTGTATTTGCTCTCGCAACTTGGATCGTTTGGCAGACTCGGGATTCAAAAAAAGAGAGGAAGGAATGGTATGAGGAAGCAACCAAAGAACGCAAGGAATGGTTTGAAAATTCCAAGGAGGAACGAACTGAATGGCTAG